AACTACTGCTATTGATAAAGCTGTATCTGAATCTACTTCTGTAATGAATGAATCTACAGCAGTTAAAGAAATGCAAGCTGCTCTACCATTCACTTCAGATAAAAATATAGCTCCTGTTGCTGAAGCAGCATTGAAACAAATAATGTCTAACGGTGCATCAGTTCAAGAAGCTGTTAAACAAGTTTCTGCGTTTTTCCAATCTACGGCAGATGCAGTTTCAGGCGGCAATAATAATTCAGCTAATCCTACTGGTGGAAGTTTTAATCCAAACAGTAACGTAAACAATAACAGTAGCAATAATAACAATTCAAACCAAGAAGATACTTGGATGGATTTCTTAACTCAGTAAGACCGACAAAAACATTTTACTTTTTAAATAAAAACGAGGAATATAAATATGGCTGTTAAAGGTGTTTTTGCTTCTGACCAAAACATTGCTGGTACAGAAAAAGGAAGTTTTGCAAGTGCAATACTACAACTATATCCAACGGGTACGTCTCCTTTATTGGGCTTATCTTCTGGTATGCAATCTTCAGATGAATCTTCTACTATCATTACTTGGTTTGAAGAAAATCATTTGAACGGTTATCTTACAACTGTCAACAACATTGGCACAGGTACTAACTTAGATTTAGGTTCTGATATCAGTCAAATCGTAGCTGGTGCAGTTATCTTGAATCAGTCTTCTGGCGAATATATGCTAGTTGAATCTGTTTCTGGTAACGTAGCAACTGTTAAACGTGGTTTAGGTGGTTCTTCAGTTACTACTTTCACAACTGGACAGAAACTACAGCGTATTTCAGCGGCACACGAAGAAGGTAGTTCGCGTCCAAATGCAATTGCTAATATTGGTTATCCGCGTTTCAATTACATGCATATCTTCCGTAATTCTTGGTCAGCAACTGCTACGGCAAAAGCTGTTCAATATCATACAGGCGATGTTGTTGCGAAAAATCGTGCTGATGCTGGAATGTTCCATGCAGAAGATATTGAACGTGCGCTTTTATGGTCTAAGCAATCTGTCGGTGTAATGAACAATCAACCATTCCGTACTATGGATGGTATTGTCAATCAAATTACTACCAATGTATCGTCTCAAACTACTAACACAACGTGGGAAGATATCAATACTTTCTTACAAACTATCTTTGAACGTAATATCAAAGGTAAGCCTAACGAACGTATTGCTTTCTGTGGTAACACTGTGTTATCTGTACTTAATGAAATTTCTAAATTAGATTCCCAGATTAACATAGTTCCTGGTGAAACTGAATTTGGTTTAAAAATCAATAAATGGTTAACTCCGTTTGGCGACATTTCATTAATGACACATCCATTGATGAATGAAAATCCAGTTTGGACTAAGGAAATGTATGTACTACATCCAGGTGCTATTAAGATGAAATATCTTCGTCGTACTAACCATGATGCTGATGATAAAAATGGTTCACGTCAAGGTGTTGATGCGGATAGCGGTGTTTATACTACTGAATGTTCTGTTGAATATGGTGCAGAATTAACTGGTGGTATTTATACAGGTATTGATACTGCGGCTTAATTGCCGTAGTTCTACCCTCTTTATTTAATAATTTAATTCGGAGATATATAACATGGGTACATTAACAGTAGCACCTTTCGGAACTTACACAGGCGCACAGATTTGTTCTGCGGCAGGCCAGACAGAAATCATTGCTAATTTAAATTCTTTTTTAGCCTTGTTTACTGAAGGTAATGTCAATGATGATGGGTCTTCTAATGCACATCCTGATTTCGACAAGATTCCGCCTGAATCAGGTGCAAAATTAAAAGCTGAAATTGATGCTTTAATAGTAATTGTTGAAGCTATGCCTACTGCTTAATACGTAGCTTCTTTAATTTTATTTTTAACACTATAATATAAGGAATAACATCATGGCAGATTCATTTGAAGCAATTTATGCTTGTGAAAAATATGCTGGGTTTAATTTTCGTTTAGGTAAAACTCGGCATGTATTTGAAAAGCATCAACTAGTAATTACGGACAAAGACCTCGCAGCAGAATTAGATGATTTTTTATCTAGTAATCCTGCATTTGCAATGAAAGTTAAGAAAGTTGATTTAGCTGCGGCAGAAGCATTAGTTGAAAATCACAAAGCTACACACGGTGGTGCTCATTCAGGGCCTTTCTCTTCTTCAGCAATGGCGCAAATGGAAACTGATAAACTGGAAGGTCGAGATAAACAGTTTGCTCAAATGTCGCCAGAAGCTAAAGCTAAAGTTACAGATGCCTTGGCTGCTGATTCAGATTTAATTGTAACTGAAAAAGTAGACAAACCTGTTGTTGCAGCTGCTTCTCCTGCTTTAACTGAAACAGCTACAAAGCCTGTTTCAATTTTAAATCAAGCTAAAGTAAGCTAAAATGACTGAAATAAACACATTCTCAGCCGCTGTTGATGATGCTGTTGCTAGGTCAGGTCGGCCTGATAGAATCGCAGATATAATCTCTTTTGTTCGTGTTACTATTCGTGAACTTCAAGTACTGCGATTCTTTCGGAATGATTTAACTGAAGACACTCTAACTGCTGACGTTGCGAATTATATATGGAATTATCCACAAGAATTTCGTGTATTAAGAACTGTACGTTATCCACGTTTTGATGCACAAGGTAGATATATTTATCCGCCTGAATTACTTCCAGGAAAAAAACAAAAAGATTATACCGATTATTATTACGGAGGTCCTGGATATTATGTTTTCGCCGGAACTTCTTTAGCTGACTCAATCGCAGTAGCTTATTATTCTTATGTTAAAAAATTAGCTTATTATGCTGAAGCTGCTAGACCAGCTACTTTTAGTTTAGAAGATGATGCGTGGTCTTATTTATCTAACGGAACTTCAGATGAACAAACAGCTGCACAAATTAAAGTATCAAATTGGTTATTATTTAATTATTATGATACAGTAGTTGAAGGTGCAATGGCTAAACTATTAAAAACTGTAGGTGACCCGCGCGCTGTATCTTCTTTTGCTTTATATAAATCTTATCAGCAATCTTTAATAGCTGGTGAACCTTCTGATTCTTTAAATAAATAGGAGGTTTATTATGACTATGGGTTACTCTACAGCAATTAGAAATGCTGGATTAAATGAGATTATTACACAAATAGATAAAGGAGGTAGCTCAGGTCATTTGCATTTTTATGCTGGTGCGCAACCTGCTACCGGAGGCCCTGACACACTTATGTTAGCTGAATTAGTTATGTCTGCTGTTAGTTTTGCTGCTGCTTCTGGTGGAGAAATAGTAGCTAATGCTATTGCACCTACTACAGCCTTAGCTACTGGAACAGCTACTTGGTTTCGTATCGATGATTCTGCTGAAAATTTTGCAATAGATGGTACTGTAGGTTTAGCTGGTTCTGGAGCTGATTTAATTTTAGATAATGTAGATTTTGTTTTAGGTGCAACTGTCACACAAGATTCTTTAACAATTGTAGCAGGTAATCCTTAGTGGCTATTTTAGTAGAACAAGATGATTCTATGTCTGCATCAGGTTCTGTTGAAGAACTCTATTTAATAGATATCAAAAATTTAAACTTAACTATTCCTAAAGCTGATGAAGACCCTGCAGAACAGCAAAGAATTTTAATAGAAAATACAGCTTTAATTCAACAAGCTTTAATCAATTTAGGTCAATGAGGATTTTATCATGTCATTAAAAACTTTAATTGTATCACAGACAGCCGGAGATACTAGCGAGTCGTTTTATGTATCTAAAAATGCACCTGCAAGCATACACTGTACACCAGATTTAGTTAGTGCTGAAACTGTTACCATGGAAATATCTACAGATAATGAAACATTTGTAACGTATCAAGATGGTGCTGCAGTACGCTTAACAGCTTCAATTAATGCGTTACGTTTACAGGGTCCTGCATTTTATCGTGTAGTTAAAACTGCAACGGTTTCAGCAACTGCGGTGCAAAAACTGGATTAAATTTTTAATTAATTTTAGAGGTGAGACATGTCTACCCCGATAGCATCATGGGCATATACAGATCAATATCCAGTTGGGTATGATTTTGATAATGATACATTAATTGCTGACGTTAATATTGCGATTGCTGCCTTTGAAAACTTTGAAGGTATTAATTGGGTTCAGTTTGAATTTACTGCGGCTGCTCCTGTTAATTTAACTGATCCAAAAGTCACTAATCCTAGCGGCAACAATTATCGTGTTTCTTCTCCTTCATGGATAGATGCGCTAGGTGAAGGCAATTTCGGACAGTTTTGGAATCTTCCTTTAGACTTATTAATTGCATCCCATGACGATACTTACACTGTTTCAGAGATAAGAATCCAAACAGGCGATTTAGTTGAGCATACCTTAATTCTTGATGGGCAAATGAACGCTCGAACTATTCATATCTGGCGCACCCCTACGATTAAATACTTAGATGCTACATTAGCAACAGGCGCAAACGATGGGACTAGCTGGGCAGATGCTTGGCAAAACCATGCAGCGGCAGTAACAGGTTCAACAGGCTCAGATATTATTAAATGTCGCGGAACAATGAATGTGACAGGCTCTAATTATATTATAGGTAAAATCAGATCTTCTGGATGGTTAATGTGGCTCGATGATGATGGGACTTCAAATTTCATTCACACTGGTGGCAATTTAAAGTTTGCTGATTTTAATGGGTTACGAGGGATTGATATTTCAATGCCGGCAGGTTTTACTATGCGGGTATCTGTAGCAGATCATGTTAGCTGTAGAAATATGACTATTTCATGGCCTGGCTGGAATTCTGCTAGTTCATGGTCTTTAGCATGGGCTACACATTTTGAATTTGTCAACTTCAATCAAGAGAAAGGGTTCAGAGGATTTGCATGGTCTAATGCATATGATGTTATCGTTGATGGTGGCACTCTTAACAACTCTGGAACGTGCATGTCAGGGCATTTTAGTAAGACATTAATTAATAAGCGTAACGCTACGAACTGTGCATTAAGTGATAATTACGTAAGCGGCACTCATTTTGATTTCTTCCACCCCATTGTATCCGGTACAGCAAACTCAACAGACGATCTGATTATAATGGGTTGTAGCGCATATAATAACGGTGGCGGTGTTGATAACAACGCGTATAATTTCTTGTTAATGGTTGATGGTTTCTCTAATGTTGCTGTGATGAATAACTCAACCTATAATCTTATGGGTTTACAACAAGTACTTCAAATTGCTCAAGGTAATGCCCTATTACCATTTAAGAATTTCCAAGGATTCAATAACACACTTTTAGCACTAGATACCATTGCTGAAGGTGATGAACGAGGATTTAATGTATCGGGTCAGGGTGGAAGTCAATTAGGTGGGTACGGCTTTGGTGATTTATACTTTGCTAATAATGTTACTAACACACTTCTTAGTACAGCAGGAATACCTTCGGATGGTGTGCCAGAAGCTCCATTAGCAGATATACCAACACACTTCACTACTGTAATTTTAGGGGCTAATTTCTATAGTGATCAAGATGAAACTATTCCCGGACTTCATTCATTGAATGGGTCAGTATTCCCCGGTGACGGCGGTAATGATGATTTTGATTTATCTAATTTATCAGCATTACCTCCTAATTTAACGCCAAACAGCACGTCAGGTATAATACCTTCTAACGGAGATATAACACCATTAGCCACAGAGGCATATTTTGATGCTGATGGTAATGTTTTAAGTCGAGATGGAACTGATGCGGTTGGTGCTTTTCAGTATGTTGAAGGGGCTGTACCTGAAGATACGGGGCGTGCTGGACTTATAACTGGATTTACAAGTACTTTAGTGTCAAATTTAACAACGAGGTTAATACAATAATGAGCAATCAAATGAAATCTGAACAGCTAGGAACTGGTCTAATGTCTAAAGCTGCAAAGGCATTAGAAGAACGTAAAAAACGTCAACAAGCGATGAATAAACGTTTCGGAATTTCTTCTCCGTAAAAATCTAACACAAATAACTAAGGGTTTATAAAATGATAACTACAGCAGGTGAAGAAGCACTACTAGAAGCAATGTTTCAAGGTGTGGATACTAATTTTGTAGCTGCAGGAGCTAATCTGTATTTAGGTTTATGTAATCAAACGCCTGACAAAGCCGATACAATGTTGGATATTTCATCAGAACCTTCCGTCGCAAATGGATATGCTCGAAAAGCAATTTCGCGTGATGTTACTGGATTCCCTACTATCGAACAAGTCAACGGTGAATCTCGTATTGTGTCGCTAGTATTAACCTTCACAGCTTCTGGTGGCGATTTTTCATCTTCTTTTACAAGAGCTTTTTTATGTACCTCAGCTTCAGGTACTACGGGTACTTTAATAGCTTATTCAGGAGCTTATGGCACTCCTATTCTGTTAGCAGATGGTCAATCTCAACAAATTAAATTTGAGTTCTATCCATGACACAGAGATTCTATCCACGTATCAAGGGTTTAATCCCTCTAATTGACAGAAAACAATCGGCTGAACCTTTTGTTGTGTCTGGAAAAAACTTTGTTGTTACAGCGCAGGGTTTACTTAGTGGATTAGGGCGCGAAATTGTATCTTATAAAGGTATTGAAGATGCTGTTAATGTGCAATTTTTTGAAGTATCTGAAACTATAGAATCTTTTATCACAACAGATGAAGGAATTTTTAGACTAGATACGGAAACTAGCAAATTAATTCCTTTGTATATATTCTCTTTCAGATTAGATTCTCAATACCCTTTCACGTTGGCTGCTGTAGGTAATAAATACTACTTCGCACGTGAAGGGTATCCTATGATTCAGTACACTATTGGTACGAATTCATGGAAAGAATTAGTTGGCGGGTCTATTCCGGCAAACATCTATGCGTGTATAGAATCTGAAGGTAGATTAGTTGTATTAACAAATATATGGATTGCATGGTCAGCTATAGGTGAAGGAGAAGATTTTGTAGCTTCTCAGTTTACTGGTGCAGGTGCGCAAGCTATTACCAAAATTGGTTTTGCAAATTCTACTCCAATTGGTTTGCGAAAAACGCCTGAAGGTTATCTAGCTTTTCTATCTTCTGGTATTATCAGGGGGCAGGCAGTTCAATCTTTAGTACCTTACAGACATACTATTTTATCACGTGACCATGTTCCATTAAATCCATTTTGTCTATCTTCAACTATTGACCAGTCTATTATTATATTAACCACAGCTGGTTTGTTTAGAACACAAGGGCAGATTCCAGAATTGTGGCAACCAATTATGGGGCAGTATTTAAAAGAAAATATAATCCCTAAATTGGATTTAATAACCAACCAGAATAATCCTCAATTGTTTTTTGACTTTGATAATTCATGGTTTGTTATAGCAGTATCGGAGAATCAAACTCCCTATGTGTTTACAAAAGCTTATATTTTAAATATCCCAGTAGATGAATGGGGTTCTTTAGATACTAACTTTGTAACTTTAGTTAATGTTAAGATTTTACCACTGAAATTTATTGGTTTTTCATACGGTTTAGTAGATGTGCAAGGCTCTATTTCTATTATTAATAATGCTAGAGGTGTAGAAACTATACCTACGTTAACTAACGGATTATATTATAATAGATTAGTTGAAGAATTCGAAGGTATTATTAATGGTGATGTTTTGAGATTTGCTGGCGAATTCAACTGGCGAACTGTGCCTGTATCTTCAATGTCTACTACTGGTTTATATAATCGCTGGGGTGAAGGTGAACATTTCACTGACCCTGAAAATATAACAGCGATGGAAAAAGATACTGTACTAGATGGAGATATATTTGAATTTAAAACTAATACTATTTTTAGTGCAGGAATTATCAATGTAACAACTACCGTGGAATCTAAACAATATGATTCTTTGAATTCTTTAATAACTTTTGGCCCTCTTAGATTAACAGACGAACAATCTCATGATATGTATTCGTATATTAACGGATTAATACTAGGCATGACAGCAGAAGCTGTAGGTGAAACATCCGAAGATTGGAACAGTAACATCGAATATCCTGCTGAAATTTCAGAAGATTGGTTATTACTAGATGGAGAAGAAGATTGGGGAGACGACCCTGTAGGTAGTGCGCAGTTTAATATAACTATTGTACCTACAATTGATGCTTATACGCCTTTTGAGAATGACAATTCTACAATAGAATTAGTTAAGTATGAAGGCAGTAGTTTAGTTTATAGTTGCTATGCTAATGGTATCTATCATTTAATAACTATTGATGCAACCAGCGAAGATGATAATTTCTATCTAAAAACTGTTGATGCAAATATTAACTTAGGCGGACATATGTTATGACAAAGAGAGTTCAGTTAGTACGACATGATAATGCTGGTTCTTCTACATTCCAAGGTAAGCTAGGCGAGATTACTGTTAATACAGGTAATAAATCTTTACATGTTCATGACGGAATTAACGAAGGTGGTTCAGAATTAGCTCGTGCAGACTTAGTTAATGTAGCCGTAGCAACTGCTGCGAATGTAGGTAAAATGTCAGCACAACAAGCTGCAGAGTTGGCACAAGCTTTGTTGGATATAGTAACTAATGCTGGAGATATTAGTACAAATGCAGCAGATATTGCAACTAATTTAGCTAATATCACAACAAACATAGCAAACATATTAGCTAATACAACCAAGTTAGCTACTATAGAAACCGGTGCACAAGTAACTAGTACTGCCCATGTAACTACTGCGGGTGCGTTGATGGATAGTGAAGTTGACGCAGATTTAAAAACCTTTTCTCTGCCTGCAAATACAACTATCAGTGCTTTTATTAAGACATTGCTAGATGATACAACAGCTGCACTTGCACGAACTACTTTAGGTTTAGGTAGTTTAGCTATACTTAATCAAGTACCTAATAGTTCTATTGGAACTACACAACTAGCATCAGGGGCAGTTCAAAGAGTTAAGTTACAGACTGCTATTGTATCTGCTTCTGGCGGTTTAAGCGGAGGTGCAAGTATAGAGATTTCTCTAGGAGCATATTCTTTTTACCCTCAACTTGCATCTACAGAGGCAGGCGGTTCTAGAATTGAGGCTATACTTTCTGTAACAAATACAAGTGCTGATACACCAAAAATAGTTTTATTAAACGCAGAAAAGTCACAATCAAGAAGTTATAACTTAGATTATCGTTACATAAACATTTAAAGGGGTACACATATGAGACATTTTTGTAAATGTACTATCAATCAAAAAACTGGAGAGATAGAACATGTCGTGGTTAGTGATGCGCCGCTAGCTGCAGATTTACAACTTATACCAACGCAAAAACCAGACTTAGCTGCTATACCCCCTATTCCGCCAACAATTTTTAGAATTGAAGATATTGAATTTGAATCTGTAGATGGAACTTTTATGCATGGAGATAAAGTTCTAAATGCTATGAGAGTTTCAGGTGCTGACACTGCAGCTAGGAGGAATCCGAGTGCGAAGCCTGAACTTGTAACAGGAGCTGCAGCAGCTAACATAAAAAATATGGTGAACGTATGAATGCTCCTGAGTTAAAAATAAGCGTTGTAAGCAATGTCTGGATTAAGCAAATGACATTTAAACAAGCTGGTGACTTTATGCAAGGACATACGCATAAATTTGACCACCAAACTCTGTTAGCTTTTGGCGATTTTGAAATAGTTTTAGATGGAGAAACGTATAAAGCTAGTTCAGGTACTATACTATTTATAGAAAGTGGTAAAGTTCACAGTGTTAGAGCCTTGACTGCGGGGGCGTTAGCTTATTGTATACATCCTATTCGTGATGGTGAAAAAGTAGAAGACATAGTAGACCCTAGCGACATGCCTATGTACAATGGTTCTATAAATAAAGGTTTTATTTAATGAGTTCCATAAAAAACAATGGAGAATAATATGGCTGCACCAGACCACAATGTTTGGGTTTTATTATTTGAACAGACACCTATTACTTTAAGATGGATTTTGGGAATATTAACTGGCGGCATATTTTGGTTGATACAGAAATTGTATTTAAACCATAAAGAACGTGTTAATAGATTAGAACTTTTAATCATTTCAAACAGTGCTACCACTAATAAAAATATAAAAGATGTACATTCAAAAATTGATAAATTAACTTTGTCGCTGTTACAAAAGTGAGGATAAGATTATGGCTGCAAGTGGTAAACTAAGTTTTACTAAGACAAAAGCTTCTGGAACAGAGAGTGCACAATCAAAAATTACTAAAACAGAAGATGAATTACAGAAACAAATACAAACACAAGAACAAATTTCCAAAGAAACTGGTATTACAACTACGTTAGATGTAGAAACACAACAGACAGTTAAAGATTTGATTGCGCAAATCAGTGCTGGAGCTGTATCTGTTGATGATACTAGTTTAGCTGAATTAACTGAAGCTATTTTAACTAGGTCTAAAACTGCACAAGCTGACGTAACGGGGCAAATTAGTTCAATTACTGAAGATGCCCGATTACAAGGTGAGCAGGAACTGCAGCAATTACAAACACAGTTAGCCCAGCAGTCGGGTGGTTCACTAGCTAATACATTAGTAGCTTCTGCAACAGGTGTAGGGCGTGCAAATTTAGAATCGCAAATAGCACGAACTCGTGGTGAATTAAATCTGCAAGCGCGTCAAATTGTTACTGATGAATTATCTTCAGCTTTAACGGGTATATCTCAAGTACAAGCTCAAGCAGAGCGAACGCCAATAGAGAATATAACTAATTTATTAAATGTATTAAAAGGTTCTACAACAACACAAGAACAAACTGGTACACAAGAAACTACCTCGGAATCAGAACTTAGTCGTTTGTTGACTTCACTAACTGAAAGTGTAAGTTCAGGTCAATTTGCTACTAAAGGTCAAAAGATTAAAGGTTCTATATCTGGCGGCAATCCTTAATAATAGTTTGTATAATTAATACGTAGAGGACATAACATGGCAACTCCAGATATTAGAGATAAGTTAATAAATCAAAGTAAAAACAGTTTAGCTGTGGCAAACCCAAAAGAAGAAAGTTCTTTTATTCCGGAAATTCCTTCAGCTGTGCGTGATATTGCGTTGCCACCCGCTGTGTTGGATTCTTTAAAGCAGACTCATTCTATGTCTACCACATCTATTAATAACGAGCGCCGTCGTATTGATGAAACAGCTGATGCTTTAAAAATAGCTAATACAGAAATTGATTCGGCTACTAAAAATATTCAAGCAGCGGATTCTAGTTTATTATTAGATTTTCAAGGTATGTTTGATTCCCAGTACAACCGCCAATTTCAACGTGGACGTATAACGACTGCACAAAGAAAATTAAAAGTCAAAGATACAGAGTTGACATTAGAACGGCAGCGCGAAGCTTTAGATTTACGTGAAGCTGGATTACCTCTGGACATGTTTAAATCTGCATTAGCCTTACAAACAAGTAAAGCACAGTTGTCTACGTCACAAGCTAACGCAATTGTTAGTTCTAATAATGCAAGAAAGCAAGTACGTTCTATGATGCAATCTCAATATTCAGATGATGAATTAGTTAAAATGCATAAGACGGGTTCTCCGGATTCAATTTGGAGTGCGCAAGAATTACAGCAATATGTCGATGATAAAGACGAATTTAAATTAGATATGGAGTCTAAAGAGATAGCTAATACGTCTAACAGATTAGACTTAGCTGAAAAATTAGAGACAAGAGCTTTAAAGAAAGTTCCTTTAGCTTGGTTACGTTCATCTATTAATTTAGCTGAAACAACTAAACAACCTTCGATACAAATTCCAGGAACTCGAACTACTGTACCTGCTGATAAAGCAAGAGTAATTTTGTCCGAACGGTTGAAAGCCCAGCAAGAAGCTTTCCAATCTACGGCGGAATCTCAGATTCAACTAATGAAAAATGACGGTAATATGTCACAGGCTATGTCAAATTTGGCAAGTGTATCCAGTGTATTTTCTGGTGATGGGCGTAACATGTCCAATCTTGGACAGTTAAATTTACTCAATATTACTGAAGATACAATTAAAGATATCCCTGTGGATTCTGTGCATCCAGCTTTACGTGCAGATTTCCAAAATGCTTTAGAAGGTGCGGCAATTTTAAATGCTAAAACAGACAATAATGAACCTGTAACTGTGCAGGATATTCATACTTTCAACCAGTTAGTAACTGAGATAAATACTAAAGCTACAGGTTTACAGAAAACCATGATTGATGCTGTTACAGATAAAGGACATAAAGCAGGATTGAAAGAATGGTTTTCTAATGGACGTATGCAAACACAGGATAACTCTGCAGCGGTGTTAGTAGCTAATAGTATTTCACTGCCGAATCTTGGAGACGACCAAGCTCTTTCTGCGTCTTACCAAGTCATGTTAGAGAATCTATCGAAGGATATCTTAGGCGATGAAATTGATTTTTCTACATTAGAACCTGAAGAACGAACTAATGTTATATTTCAAAGTTTACTGGGTGATGGTTTCAAAGGTAAAGTCGCATCAAGAGATAAGATTATCAAAGCGCTTCATGCGAAAAATGCGCAAGGTGTATCTCCATTTAGTGCTTACGTAGCAAATCGAGGTGTAGAAATTACAGCTAAAGCTATGCAGAAACTGGAAGAAACTTATCCTGAGTATGCCGGATTTTTCCAAGCACTTGGGCGCGAAACTGGTTTTCGTAATCCTGCAAAACTCGCAGCTACACTAGCAGAGTTATCTTTTAAAATTAAAGAAGCTAATCCAGAAACGCAAGACCATGTACTTAATAGTGCTTTAACTAATTTCATGTCGGATATTATAGGCACAAATAAAAACCAGTGGGATTCACAGTTGAACCCTGTGCGCGGTTCATTAATGAATTTAATGTTTAGTGCTGACCCTTCGGTTTTAGTTGATGATGCGTTGAGTTCTAGCTTCGGTTTTGCTACCAGACAAGCTTGGGATACGATGCAAAGCCTGTCTGAACCAAGTGCCCTTGGTGGACTTTCTGCACAACGTAGTCAAGAATTAGGACGGCCTCAAGCAAACATAGGACAATTCAGCCCTGTACCATTACCGATTAATTAAAGGTTAATAATCATGCCAACTATTCCATCCGCAGCAGATGCAAAGCAAACTAATGTTAATGAAACTACAGGATATCCTGAAGGTTATTTAGAATCTTTAAACAAATCCTACGTAGCTACGCTTAACTTAGATAAAGAAGTAAAATCGCGCAATCAACAAAACAATGATACTCTAGTCTATGGCATACCTAGAATAGCTCTCGGTGCATTTACTGAAATCGCTGCTGCATTGCCAGGAATTTCAGATGAAGAAGCTGATACTATGGCTAAATCTTTTACGCCTGATAGTGTGTTTAAAGATTTCTTAGAAAACAAAGAAGGTTCTCAATTAGCTGGTGCATTAGCTACGAGTTTAATTCCAATCGTAGGTATGACTAAGTTAATGAAATCTAAAAAGGTTTTCAATGCTGTGCAAAAACTAGGCGGGTCTAAAGCTACCAACTTGTTATTACCTTCTCGCGTTTCTCAAATGGACAGAGTTGCTAAGTTTAGAGAAGAAGTTTCTGTCATGGCAAGTAAACAACAGATTGCATTTACAAGTGAAGCTACTCCGATTTTAGATAAGATGCGTAAGAACTTAGCATGGAATGAAGTCTTCGATACGTTGAAAATAGGTCTTGCAACTGATGCAGGTATCTATGCTATGTTGAATGAATCTAATTTCTTCTTCCCTGAAGAACTATCTGCTATGGAAACTGCTGCATTTTATGGAGTACCTAATGTAGTTGTGGGCGGATTTGCTGGTGTGATGATGCGTTATCAATTGAAGAATGTTTTACGTGATGCAGGTGGCATAGCTAATAAATTTAGAAATCAAGCTGATTTACCTTTGAAGGATATCCTAGCAACTCCAGGAAATCGCAGCTCGTTTGTATCTGTATTATCTGCGCAGAAAAATATCAAAGAAACTGAATTTGCCAAAGCAACGGGTGATGAAGTTTTGTCTAAGAATTTAAACAGCCAAGTACAAGAATTGAAAGTTAATGTGTTTAATCAAGTTAAGTTAATGGCTGACGATAGTGTGATTCCACAAGTAACTAAAAAGTGGGAGTTAGATGCAGCATCTGCAAATACTATCGAAGCTAGTTTAAAGAAAGATTTCTCTGCGATGCATGAAGCTGTTTCATTGGAAAGTTACAGTGCAAGAAATTCCAAAGAGATACTGGAAGCTATCACAAAAAGAAAAGAAAGTATCGGCAAAGAAGCTACTGCAACATTTATTGGATTAGCTAAATTAACTCCTAAATCTAAAGAACATGTAGCACAGTTAAAACAATTTGAAGATTTAATTAATCAAAAAGAAGCATTGGAATTATTAACACCTATTAAGATTAACACAGATGGTTCTATGCAGCTATTGGCAAATTCAAAACCGACCTATGATGATATTCTGACTGGTCGCACTTTGCAAAATTCCAATCAGGCTAAAATTCAATCAACTTTAAATCGTTCCAACGAAGGCGACATAGTTAAGACTATAGATAAAGCTACAGATAATACTTTTTATTCTGTTAAAGTTGTAGAACCTTCAGGAACTAAGTTTTTGTCTGTAGATAATCGCATGAAAATGCTGCTGCCAGAAGGCGTGAAATATGAATCCTTGAGTTTCAAGGGCAAAACAGCCCTTCAGAGCTCCGCACGAGCCGCTGTAGCAGACTTTAAATTGGGTGATGATATATTAAATCCTTTAAGACCGTCTACTGAAATGCACCATGTTGAGCTTGACGCGATGTTAGAGGTTGCTGACAAGTTTGGTCGTGATAATCCTTCTTTAGTAAGTGCTTTTAAATTTGAAGGTAAAGGTATTAAGAACTTCGATGAATTGGAATATGCCGCAATACAGTCTAAGTATAAAGATTTTGTAAAGCAAATGGATACTTTAGGTAAACAGAAAATTGGCATTGTAAAATTAGACGAATTTGATAAGTTCAAAGTTGAAGATTTGATAAGGTCTTTAAACTTGCCAAACGATGGTGTAACTGGAATGCACCCTGTAGCTAAATTATTCATGGATGGTTATGTAACTAGAACTGAAAATATATTACACGCTTATCCAGACTTAGCTACTTTCAAGCAAGCTGTGTTAAAATCTGTAGGTGAGACAAGCGATTTAAATAAGTTTATTAAGCCTGAAGATTTACATCTACGTGGTTCAGTTTATAAGACATATGAAGAACCAAGAAATCCCATTGTTATGTTCTTGAAATCTCGTTATGAAAACCCCTTGCACCGTGAAGATTTAATCAGCAATGTTATGCAAGAACGTGTGGATTTTTTGAATAAATTAAAACTGGCTAAAGATAATAATGCTCCGTTGATTTCAGAATTAACTGAATCGGCTATGCGTGATGTTGACAGGTGGCAAGCTGCTAGACAAGTAGATACTTTGGTTGAAGGTTCTCAACTAAGAACAGATAGATTTGTTACAACTACATCTGCTGTGGATAACCAACCTACGATTTTGGCAGTAGATGCTATACGAAATGAGCAAGACAATATCTGGCGTTCATATGCTGCGGCGAAATTCGAACCACACAATGCTACATTTAATAAACTATTAGACCATAACAATACTGGAGATTTAACTTCTTTTAATATCTTTGTTAATCAACAAGGTCTAGGTTGGAGAGGTAAACCACAGTTAATTCCTGTTGAGCAAGAAGGTAAAATCGTAGGTTATAAAATTGCATTGGAAGACCATCAGTTAAATAGAAGTTTGTATAAAGAAGCTTATGGTGAAGCTCCAATTCCTGATGAATTATTCATGCCACAACCGCTGTTAAAGAAAGGACAGGCTTATAAACCTTTAGTGATATCTCCCCTTGCGGCAGATTCAGTTCGTGCGTTTAATGAAATTTCACAGGATATACTACAGCATGTTAATTATTTAAGAACTACATCTGGACGTCCACCTATTCCGTCTAAAGCATTACACATGCCAGCAAAGAATATGGTTGGTAAAGAATTAGTTTATTTGATTGATAAGAATACGGGTAAACTATCAACAATTAAAGCAGGTAATACTCCAATACAGGTTAAGAGATTAGCTGATGAAGAAATTGCTATTGCGAAAAAACAAGGTAGAGATTTGTTCGTAGCTACGGAAACAGAGATTGAGAATTTCAACATGGTGAAGCTTGATGCCTTTACACAAATGACAGATTTCTCCAGTCCATTTTCACAAACAGGCACAGCTACAGGTAAGTCCTTCGGACAGACTATCGAACTGGGTTCTGAAGTAGTTAATCGTATGCAGGAAGCTTTGATTAACCAGTATAATACTATATCAAAAGTTTCAAGTGCAATGATATTCCAGCCTGAATTTAAAGCTGCAGAAATGACAGCACGTACAGCCGGGTTGCAAAAAACCACTTTGAATAAAGGTAGAACTGTGTGGGATACATGGATGAATCGTGCATTAGGTAAGAAATCGGGTAACAAACAACAAAGTATCGGTAAGTTCTACGGAGCTACTGAAGATATTTATGATGAATTGTTGCAGAAAGTCTGGGATAAAAAGCTTGAGTTCTTCAAAGGTGGGCAAACTGCTAAACAAGCACAAGGAAATTTCGCAGCATTAGATAAAGCTGTGCCCGATTTCAATCCATTTAAAGATTCAGTTGAGTTTCTAGAAAACACGATGAAGATTAAAGCTCCACATTCTATGATTAAACATGCAAGTGCTTTGAATAATGTAACAGGTTTAGCTATGCTTAGAATGTTTGAAGTAGGTTTAGGATTAATTAATATTGGTACTTTACCTACGTTGATTCCACCAGTAGCTAAAGCATTGCAGAGAAAAGCTGGACAGTCTGTAGCTGATTGGAAGAAAGCAAATGCAGCATGGAGTTCTGTAATAGATGATGATGTAGCTATATGGAATCCTACGCGAGCGTTTACTTCAGGGATTCATTTCATGTTTGGTGATGAATGGAAACGTGTTGCTCCAATGGCTGCTAAGAAAGGGCATCTATGGCAGAAAACTGTTGAACAATTACAGTTATTTTCAGCACCAGCTATGTCAGCTACAGAGAAGTCAGCTAAAAAATGGATAGATTTATCTGCGAAATTTGTGGATAGTACAGAGGAATTATCACGTGGAATTTCCTATGCTACGTTTTTTAATATGGGCAAGAAGAATTTAAAACTAGGTGATGATGCTGCAATGGATTTTGCACACCATATGGCGAATCGTGTCATTGGCGATTTCCGCCCTAATGTACGTCCGCAAGTTTTCCAAGGCGCAACGGGTATGCCATTTAGTTTGTTTACTACATTTGCGTGGAACTATATGCAAAGAGTTTTTGGTTACGTAGAGAAGGGACAAATGAAAGCCTTCATGAATCAGATGGGATTACAGTCTGCGTTTTTTGGTGCGAAATCATTGCCCGGATTTAATCAATACGTAGAAAACTTTACAGATAACTACGACGGTACTGAGAATTTAGTAGATAGATTACAAAATGGATTTGGTACTGCTGCAACTGATTGGTTGATGCACGGAACTGTAGGTTCATTAACTGGATTAGCTACATACACTAGAACTGATATCGTATTGCCAGGAAGTAATTATAATTCAGGTGATTCAGTATTGGATTTCGCGGCAGCTACGTCTATGGTTAAACAAACTTATAAAGGTGTGTCAGATAGTATAAAATCTATAGCAGCTAATGAAGGTTTAAATGCTAGACAACTGAGTGAGATAGCTAGTAGAAGTTTCCCTATCAGAGCAATGCGGGGCTGGTTCGATATCGCAAACGGAATGCAGGTAGATTCTAGAGGTCAAGTATTAGATAGTAATACTAGAAATGCCCTAGATGTATTTAGTAGATTATCCAGTATTAAGACTATTAGAAACCAAGCTGTAACTGAAGAGTTTGCAAGACAGAGAAGTTCTCAAATGAGACAAAATGATATTAGGCAGCAATCAAGAATGGCTTTACGAAGTGCATTTCGCGGAGGAACTTTAGATGGTGATTTTGTTAATACACTTGCTGAACGTCATTATAAAGCTGGCGGAGAACCAGCTGGGTTTGTGCCTATGCTACGTAGTGAAATGCTTAGCGGGTTAGTAGATAAAGCTTATTTACGTGCACTAGAGATAGCTGATAGAGATAGTAAACAAAAAGATTACCGAAGATTATTAGAGATTATTTCAACTGATGCAGAATAAAGTTTGCTGTGGTGATGCCGATTGATTCTTAATCGGATTTTGAGGGAGCTAGATTGTCGGGTCTAGTCTCCCTCTTTTTTTTATTTAGGTTTTTTACGCCAAGTTAATGCGTTGTGTAGTTGAACCTGACTCTGTTTTTCTTTCACGTGATTACCCGTACCTTCATCATGCCAACAAATACAATCAAAATCATTTGGTGATTCAGCGGGGCAACTGTTAACTCTATAATAATATTGGTAAACTATGCTTGTATCAACAACATTTTGACCCGTTGCATTTTTAACTTCAGCAGCTCCGCATCTTGCAGTACAATCTTCTATAGATTCACCCTCATGACATTTGACTAGTTTACCTGCAGTAGCATTTAGTTTAAATACTTTATCTAGTTCCTTTTCTGTTTCATCATCAATCAACCAAGTTAAATACTGTTGCGCTTTCTGCAAATCTTCCAAGCCATTCTTCAATTTATACCTAGTAACATATTTAACTACGTTACCTTCGAGAAAGTTCATTTGATTAGCTACGATATAATCAATCGGTTCGATTCCGTGAGCTGTGTAATGGTTCTGTGTACCTACTCCGTCTTGTTTATTTTTCATTTTCTTTTTCCTTCTTTGTCAGTAAAATTGCCTTTTTAAATTGATGTATTAATTTACGTAAAGCTGTGGATAAATGTTTAGCTTCATGTTTTATCACACCTTCGTCTCTTAATAATTTCAGTGATCTATCATACTCAGCACGTATATTTCTAAGCTGTATTAATTCATCTTCGCATTGTAGTAACGCATCATTGAAGCCTAAGTTATATCCATCTAAATGCGTGCAACCTTCGTCTAGCTGCGGTGTTCCCATTACATGATACCTGCTTTCATCAATGATAATCTTAAAAAAGCTACCTGTCGAACACAATCGTATAAAGCATTGTGAGGTTGGAAGTTATCAGAATCAAATTGATTTGCAATATCTTCCAGTGCTCCTGAATCTTTAATCTCATTTCTGATTTCTAATAAATCCTCATTCATTCCTCTAATCATGCTGGCAATTTCCCAAATGTTTCTATGCTTGAATGGGAATTCTTCTCCGGTTGCCTCGAAGTATCCACGTAGAAAAGCAATATCAAACTCTGTATGCAGTGCAAAAATATGCCGATGATTTACATTAGTTTGTTTGAGATACAAGTTAATAGTTTCTGGAATAGATTGTAATGAATCTATGGGAGATAAATCAGCTTCCATTTCTCCGATACCTGTTTCGTGGCGAAACTTAACTGTCTTCATATCATTAACTCGCAACATATCTACATTAATAGCTGAGTTAATTCGATGATGTGAGTAATCCAATATGGATTCACGCAGAGTACGTGCATGTAGATTAAATCTAACCAAACAAAATGAAGTCATACCATTTGTAATTGGTGATAACCCTGTTGATTCTATGTCTAACATAAAACAATCTTCTTGAAATAATTCTGGTAACATTTTTAAACTCCTTTATTAAATTCTTTTTTAAACGCCTTTACTGAGGCTGGCACAATAGGTTCAATTAATTCTAATAGTGCATCAGAATAAACTCTGATTTCATATTGAGCATGTGCATGTGAACGTTCAGCAATAAACTTAAATAAATTATTAAGATTTACAGTAGCAAACATATGGCTGTAAGTACCAAAAGGCAATTTTGTCCTAGCTAATTCGCGGGGACAGCCAAGTTCTAATAATTTATGGTATTCTTCAAAATCCCTAGTGTTGCCTCTGTGCAAGATAGATTGAATCTCTAAGGCATTAGGATTAGGTTCATTTGTGCGCATTTGTTTGTTATCAGTAGATTGTGTAGTTATCTGGTCAAGTTCTGGAATATAAAATATTTCAGGCAACTCTCTGTATCGTGCGCTTAATTCATTATACGATTGAGTACGATGTCTGTGCCACTGCCTGAACACGAAAATAGGAGCTTTGATTTCAAAGGTAAATGTCATAGCTTCAAAGGGGGTATTATGTCCATTGGCATATAAAAAATTAATTAGTTTTTCATCTTCGGGCCTGCCCTCAGCATCATAAGACACACGCGCGTTGCGAGAAATTTCTAAATCGCCATTCCAATCATCCGTTTTATTTTCAGGTACTGGTTGCATGTACGATACTAAACGTATTAATCCGTGGTCTAGTACTTGTATATTTGTTTTCATTTCAGCCTTCCTTCTTTTGTTGTGGTTCATCTATTAATTCATTAAACACTTGTGATAAATCTTCATTATAAACAAATGCCATTCCATCATCAGTCTCTACTTTAATTAATTTATGTCCGTTAACTAAATCAGCTACTGCATTTTTGAAATCTATTAATCTCATATCTCTACGCATCATTGCCCATAGTATATCTGAATTCACAGGACCGTTTGCATGTTGAATAAATTCAATCATCTTTTGTCTAGCTAGAGCAATCGGAGATAAACCATATTCGCCGAGCGCATCAGGCATAGATTTTTCAGTTTCCAATAATATCTCATGGGCTAGTTGAATATCTTTTTGTTCTATTGTTGCACGTTCATTTGTTGCAGCCAGAACCATTGCGACTTTTTCTAAATGTGTATGGCGGCGCATTGCATAAAACACAAATCGCGTATCAGGTATTTGGATTTCCTGATTATAGATATCATCTTCTAAACTGATTGCGCCTTTAGATAACATCATTGGAGTTCTGAAATCGTAGAACAAATGTTTATACATGTCACCTAAAGTATCTTCGAGTTCAGGTTTCACGTAGGATTTAGAAGGTGGTAATTTCTTACCTCGATGTGCTGCATGTACTAATATAATACGTGACATAAAGCCTTGACCTATCGCTTCCGCAGGTAATAGAGAAGCTAAATCTGCCGAAGTAGTACCGCCTAGTAAGTTTAACAATGCGTTTTTCAGCGTATGATGTTCCTTGCGGATTTTGTATCTGTAATCTTCCGCATCCCACATCTTGTTTAAGAACCTTGTCATTTCTAGAGAGCCTTGTCCTAAGAAAGAACCAAATTCTGTAGCACAGATAAACAAAGTATGAGCATCTGGATTACTTGCGAAAACTTCCATCTTAGTATTGCCCAATAAATCTATATCGGAATCTCCATCGAATAGATTAATATCTGTGACAGTAGAATCCTGCAACTGTGCAGCGATGTTATCTTTTTCTGAATCTTCTAGTGCTACGATTAAACCTTGGCGCTGTCCACCTGTATCATCAGGTGCGAATTTCACATTCGTATAACGCTTCATGAGATTAACTGGATAATTAATCGCTGCATTTTTGCGAGTTCCTGGAGGCCCAACTAGAAGGCAATACATATTAGGATAGACATTGCCTATACCTAGTTTTAAATAAGTATGCCTGCCCAAACACGCAGCTGCTGTACACAAAGCCGCCCAAGTATGCATTGTTAAAGGGGATTCAGTATGTTCAACGTAGTCTAAATGTGTTTTAAGGAAATCGTTTTTGTTTACTAAGTCAACTATGGACACAGATTACTTCTCCAAATGGCCTGTTGATTGAGCATATTTAATATATTTTAAAGATCTTTCTTTTTTATTGTCTATTAAATATCTATCTAGGTCGGGTACTCTGTCAAATTCATCACAAAACATTTCATATGCAGCAATTAAATCATGTAGTTCGTGACGTATCTGTACCCAAGCTGTATTTTGTGTTTCTGGATTTACATCAAACATACCAAATCTAGTTGCTTTACTTATAGCTTGTACAATTTCTCCAGCTTCTTCACTAATGCAAGATAATTTATAATCTAATAAAGTTCTTTTATTCATTTTGTTTACTCCACCAATTTTTATCATGCTGTTCAATTTCTGCATAAAGATCTTTACTATGCAGAGTAATATCCTCATACCAATCAATCATTCGCTTGCCCCAGCCCAACCCAACCTCACCTTCTACTGGAACTACAAAAGTCCTGCCATGTATTACACACTCTCGTTCCATTTGTTCTTTTAAATTTTTAAGTAAATGCAATTTGTCTTTTCTAACTTGTCCGACTACTGAATCATGTACTTGAAAGAATATCATTATATCTGTAGAATCATTGATAGTTGATTTATTAGTTTTGAAAGGTGAATTAGGGTAATGGAAATCATCCATGAAATTATTAATGTTACCAGCCGTGCCAGCCTGCCCAAAGAACGATGCGAGTTCTCGTAGTGTAGCTTTATTGTGCATGATATCCCCAAAGAATAACCTCGTTGCACCACCGAAAGCTGTAACCATATTGGAATTTTGCGTAGCTGCTAGCTTCTGTTCTTCTAACCAAGGTTTTAAAACTGGATACATCTGGAAATAAGATTCTATAAAGCTATCACAGAGTTTAATTAGTTGTTTGTAGTTCCACGAACCTGCATTATCGTAGCCTAAGTGTTTTGCCGCAGCCACAACTGCATCTTGTCCCATTGTTAAGAACAAAGTATACCCTGTCATAAGATAATTCGCACCGTAGACTACACGTTTTGTAATGGAACGAACGCCTGTCAGTTTATGTATGCACCAATCTTCTTTATTCTTCTTACCTTCTACGAGTTTCTCAAAAGGTATCTTGAAGAAATGCGCAGCGTGTAGTAGATGAACATCATGCGGAGATAACATATTCTCCATATACTTAGGGTCTTCTGATTCGAAGGCTGTGAAGTAAGAATCTGATTGCGAATAATCGAAATCAAATAGCACATAGCCGTCGTCTGGTTCAAACAAAACGCGCATCGGTGACGGTACATTTTGCACATTAGTTCCGTACCAAAAGTCAGATGCTTTAGATGCAAGTCGCCACGATTCTGTACCCGCGGCAGATAATTTATACATCATGCGTGAGTTTAGTAATTTAAGTTCACCATATTTGGAAGCATTGTTGGCTGGTTTTTTAGCATTCCAGAGTTGCTGGATAATACGTTTGTATAACGGGTGCTGCGTAGCAACTAGTTTAAATACAGGTTCTACCGTTGTGCGTTTTTGGCGCGGAATTTCTTCAGCATTTAGTATATCGTAGACTAATTTCTGTACTTGCTTCGGCGAGTTGGCATTGAAATCTGGATTCCCTGTCATTTGTTTGAGTTCAAAATCCGCAGCATCAGCTTCCAGTGTCAAGTCCATAAACATTTTAGATTGGATTTTCTGATTCCATTTAGTACCCCGCATTGATGCAGATAAACAAGGGCCGATTTGCAAACGGAATTCCTTGACGTAATTTTTTACTGCCCAATCCATTTGCGGCGCAGAGTATACCAATAGTAAGTACATAGAATCTAATAGAGTATAGTAGCAGTCGAGTGCATTGTATCGCCAGTATAGTTTTAATCCGTATTCCGTTTGCGGAATTTTAATATCTTTCTTATCATCTTTTTCTTCCTTAGATGATTCATCTTTCCAGAATCTGTAGAAGTCTAAACAGATTGACGAGATAAAGTCTAGCCGTTTGGGAGCTTCAGGCCAGATACAGTGGAACAAATGCATAGTATCTACAGTATAATTGTTAAGAGGCAGATGATAAGTAATAAAGTGAGTGGAGTCATAGCTACCATTCTGCATAACTTTGTAACTGGTAGTCTTATGTATCTCTTTAAGTGTTTCAAACGCATAAATTTCATCCTCTGTGTTGCGCCAGTAACGCCCATCTGGTTGAGTAGTATCCACGAATGGGATTACGTAAGTATGCATAATTCCATCACGTCTCAAGCAGGCATAACCAGAACAAGTAATCATTATATTTTTACCTGTTCCAGATGTTTCGATATCAACTCCGATAGCTACAGATTTAATAGCTGAAGTTACAGCTGCATCTAAGTGTTCTCTAGTCTGGCAAACTGTGTAGGCAAACTTAGGTTGATGCCTTTGAGTTCCTGTTAGCCAGCGTTTTAGTTTTAATAAATCTTGGCGCAAAATCCACTGGCCTTCATTCATTATCTTTGTCTTTTTAATATCATCTATCACGAGACAGTTGACACCTTCGAATAAATAAATAGATGAACGAGTCTGTGCTAAAGAAATATAATCTTGCGTGATAAAACCTAATGCGGCTTTGTCATTTATGATTATGAAATCTGGTTGAAATTTGGCAACTGATGCTGCGAATTTTGGATATAGTTTCTGATTCCAAGTGTATTTGTTCTTGGATTTTTTGATAAGACAGTGTTGTGTTAGGCAGACGACAGTGATTCGTGCATCAGATAGACCTACTTGTGCTAAATTATTTTTTAATAAAGATTCTAGGCCGCCTGAAAATTGCGGAGGACATAGCCAGAGTATTCTTTTATATTTATATTTATTATCTTGCATGTTATACCTTAGAATGTTTATTAAAAAAGACTCTGCAAACAAAGGGGATTATCTACAGAGTCTAAGCTTATAATAATTGTATATTATTATTAGTATTGCTTTATTGCTTTATTGAATTAACCTTCTTGTGCTGTTTGAAAATCCGCAACAGTCATAGGCTTCTTCAAGTTAGCATAAACATAATCAGGATTATCTTTGTTCTTAACATTAGTAACGTCAGAAACAAATTCAATTCCCTGTGCTTTAGCTAGCAAGTCAGTCAATGAACCTGCACCACCAACACCGATATCAATTAAGAACGCTTTAACACGACCTAAATCTTTATCAGCATTGTTAATCCAGATAGTTTCATTATGTTTAATACCTACATAATTAGCTGGGTCTAACTTTTCATCAACCAGCGCAAAACAATTTTGAGATTCAAGTTCAAAGTTGACAGTTGGCTTAGAAATTTTCGGACCTTGAGGATCATCTTTGTTAGTTGCTTCACGAGCTTCCAACTTAGCTTCAACTACACGCCAGAGAAATTTGCCAGCGGGGGTTGCCGAAGCACGATACTCTTCGACTTCATCCATGCTTATACCAGCTAAATCCATTAACGAAATTTCTTGTTCACCAATTAATACTGTATCTTCAGACATTTTATAGTTCCTTTTTTAGTTTTATAAAAATTATAATTATAGATAATATAATTATTTGTAGATTGCAAATTGCATATTGCTTATTGCTCGATGTAACCTTCGAACACGATGATACCTGTGCCAAGGTCTTCGACTAGATGAACAGAATCAATCTGAGCACCTTCGCCTTCAACTTCACTAGTTTCATTAGCATTGCCAATGATAACGATTTCTTTGTCGACTAAGTTCTTGTCGACAATTGCTTTGATTAAATCAGAACCTAACATTTTAATATTCCTTTTTAGTTGTGGTGGTGTAATAATTTAGCTGGTTACAATATCCAGTGTGACCCTTCGTTGTCACTGCACTATTTAAAGATACGCCTGATACCCAAGTCGAACAGGAAAGACTATACGGCTTTTTTAATTAATCCTTTTAAACCCAATTTTGCTGGAGCTGGATTTATTTTCGGCGGTACATTTGTTTCAAGGGAAGTTCCTCCTGTAGGTAAGTCGGGTTTAAAATCTAAGTATGGTAAATCAGCGGGGGGTAACGGAATGTTTGCTAAGGCGCAAATTTTATCCCATGTTAAATCTGCCCACATATATGAATTCGGCGGTATAATACGTGAACCACCTTCAGCATCTTTGTCAGCGCGAGTTTCTACTTTAGTAACAGAAGCAGACGCATTGTTGAAGAATAAAATATCAGAGAATTTATCTCCGATAGTAAGAGAATGGGGATTAGATGTAGATTTTACAACACGTCTAGACCATTCCATTTTCTTTCCATCTTTAGAATACTTTTCATACTGAGAAGCATGACCTATAACAATTACGTGGCAAGGTAGTTTAGTGATTCGTTCGAGAATAAAAGAAGCTAAACCCCCTGAAACTGCGTAGCCATTGCGTTTAACATTCATGTCTTTAGAATCATCTTCGGATAAATCAGTTAAATCTATCTGGCGTTCTTTGGCATACGCGAATTTCAAAGAGTTTACAATTGCTGTGTAAGAATCTAGGATTAAAACTGTGTTAGAGTTTAAGTGTTTATCCTTTGACAGTTCTACACAGTTCTCGTTTAAATCTTTTTGAAATGGGATAACTTTTAATTCTTTTTCATCAAACCATACTTTGCCTTGCTTTAAAAATCGTGCAAGGAATTGGGAAGCAACTGGTTGTGTTAGAGAATCACGACACTCGAATAGATTAAGACGTTTTTTCGCAGCATCAGATAAGTTACGTGTGAGAATATGATAACCGTGGTCTGCATCTAATAAGATTACGTTGAACCCTGCTTCGGCGGCTGTACCTGCGAGCCAAGTTTTGCGTGTCTTCGGTGCGCCGTAGAATAACTCGCGGAGGAGAATAGAGTTTTCAGCATTGATTGTTTTAGTTTCTAGTGTGGGCATTAGTTGGATTCCTTATTTTTTAAAGAATATATTGCTAAATTCTTTCTGCACATTACTTCTTGCCAAGCCATATAAGCTATTTTTATATATAATTTATAATGTTTGGGTGGGATATCTTCTTTATTAGGCAGTATACGCCAAGCGTTATCAGCAAACCAAGCTTCAAATTCTTTACGTTCCTCTAATGCTCTTTGTTCACTATCCATTTTATTTATCCTTATTAACATGTTGTTCTAAACAAAGTCCAATTCGCGCAATAATACTCGGACACAATATCGTAGTTCCAGGAATTATGTGCTGTGAAGTCATGGAATAAACACCCTGTAAATCACTAGCAATAATTAAAGGGTCAACTTCTGCACGTAAAGCCATTGAAACTAAGCGAGTAATTAGATTTACGATTTCGAAGTGCTCTTTAGAATCTATACGTACGAATAACTCTGTGATTTTGCCAGATTCATCTGAATTAATTGTGATGTAGATAGGTAAATCATCTGCGAATAATTCGTAAGTTGTGCCTTTTGTAACGGATTCTATTGTCATTTGTATGTTTAATCCTAAGCCTGTGGCTGTGTGCTATATGCTGCAATGATGTAGCTCTATTGAAGTAATATCTTCGACTGATTAGTGAAACGATACTCGTATAGATAAGGCAGTAAAGGTAGATTTAAAAGTTCACACTGTCTATCTATAACAGACCACGCTTGTATCATTTCTTCAGGTTTCACATCATATAAACCTGCGATAGAAGTAAAGAGTTCCTGAAAATTATACTCTGGGTCTTTCTCACCTTCATAAACTATTGGAGAATCCAAAACATGTTCTTCGTAAGTTCGGCGCGCATTGAGATAGTAATAAAACAAGGCATGCTCAACTGGATTAGGTGTGAATAAGCCTAAAGGAATTATATACTGATGAAAAATCGGCAGTTCTATAATAGTATCTTCGGGTAATTCAGCTAAGAGATTTTTGAAATTAACTGACATTATTTCGTACCACTAAAATATACATAAGCCGCATTACAAACAGCTTCGTTAATTGTTTTGCCTTCGCCTAATACACATAGGTTTTTGTCTATGACACGGTATCTGTTAGTAAATGTAATATTGATGCCGCTAAAAGCCTGCAGCACTAACTTATCTATTATCTCAACCATTTGGTCGTTGTTTGCGAGTGGGTTGTAAATAATCCTATGAAATCCATTTTTAGGATATCCTTGAACATCCTTGTCTAAATTAATCCTAACATATTCATAACCCATCTTTTTCGCAATAACTTTTAACTTTTCGGGTTTCATGACTAGATAGTTCCAGATTTAGAATGCAAGTTTAATTTCAAAGGACGTTTCGGACCTTTCATAGATAGAAGTCCACGTTGTACGGCTTGACGCATTTTGCTCATATGCACAATTTTAACAGGCGCAGTTTTCTTAATCATTGCATCGTAGAATTTCATTAGTTTTAAATAGCCACGATGTTGGATTAATACATTGCGTAGAGATTTACGATATAAAGGTTTACTGCGTGATTTACCTGTACCATATGTAGATGCTACTAATTGATTTCTCATTTTGTTATTCCTTATTTAATAATGGGTGATTTGGTACTAATAGTCTTTCTGATTCATCTATTATATGTTGAAATAAATCACAATATTTACCGTTCATACACCGTTCAGCTTCTGTGCAACCTTTTCGCGCTGTACGCAGAATGTTTTCAACTAAAACTGTTTCTTCTAAAGTCATTTTATTCTTCCGTTATAAAAATATTAAACTTCTCACGATAAGCTAGTTCTTCTTCAACAGGTTTTAATAAATTATTATAACAACTGTTTTCTTCCAGCATACTTTCAGATAACATCCAATCGAGATAGTAATTCGGAACATCTTCAATTGATACACCTTTGAATTGGCCAAATGGTAATATAGATTCAGCATCATCTAAGGATTTAAAATCTTTATTGATTACAGCTTCGAGTTCTTGCTGATTTCTAATTTGTTTTACTTTAGTTGTCATTTTGCTGGTGTCCATTTCATCACTGTAAGAGCATTGAATTTTTTAAATCTTTTTAATAGATTAGCTGCCTTAGCTTGTTTATTTCTACAATATTTACAAACAGTTAGACGTTCTTCGTAGCAATAACGCCAGCCAAATGCGTTGATATCTTTAGGATATTTGCAACCAGTGCAGATTTTAGTTTCCGAAGGTGCGTGGGTTACTTCTTTTAAAACAGGAATATTTAATTGCATCATTCTATCTCCAAATCCAAAGTAATCCAAGGGTCAAATGGTCTTTCAGTTTGCTTGACTTCTTTTGAACTCAACATTAATTTAATAGTAGCTAGATTTCGCGATTCGCATAGTTCATAAAATTTGCAGACTTTACCAAATCCAATACAAGACGCTCCACGCCTAGGAAACCATTCAGTTTGAATATAAGTTTTAATTGCTGTTAAATCTACGATTAAATCCTGTGTCCATTCTTGTATATCTTGTTCAGATTTGTAATATTCTAAAGGGATAATTTCTGATTCTAGTAAGTGCACTTTCGTTACTAAGTATTCTACGTCTAAGTCTTTAATATCTTGGTTTAGCGCGCGTTTTAATACGAGTGCGTAAGGTAAACACTGAGAATCCCAGCGCCATTTTGCATGAATATCTTTAATATTGTAAGTAGTACCTTTGAGGTCAACTATTTTATATTGGTTTTGTAGACGGTCATAGAATATGAAATCGATATAACCGCGATAAACTACAGGCATTAAATCTTTAATACCATGATGGATATTGATTAAGAAAGGTACTTCAACTGCTTGCTTTCCGTCTATTATGGCAAGTTCTAATTCAGGGTGTAAATCTATGTAAGTAATTAGTTTCATTAAACCAGCATAAGTAGCTTCTAAAGACCAATTCCATAATGGATTAGAGCATAAGTCAATAGGGTATTGTAACATGAGTTCTAAAATTGCTGCTGTTTTGTCTTTAGTTTGGAGATACACACCTGCTGCTGCGTGTAAAGAATTACCTGCTTCGCCTGCTGTACCACGGTCGCGCAAATTGTATTTGAACAGCTTGGCGAATTCTAGTTTACGTGGGCAAGAATGATACGCTTGTACAGTAGAATGAGATAGTTCTAATGTAGTAGCAGGGTAGCCAGAAGTTTGAGTTAGGATGTTCATCTAATTATTCTTCTTTGCTAAAATGGTCATGAATCCACGTAGAAAGATTTTCTTCAAACTCTTCAGGTGTTGTGTCTGGATTCTTTGATTTCATATCTTGTATTCTATTCATGATATATTCTGCACATTCAGCACATTCATATTCTAATTGTGTTTGTTCTTTACTCATGTGGAACTCCTTAAAACTTCAACATATCTAGTGAATTCAAAATATCATTTTGTTCTGCTGCTTTTTTAACTCGTTTAGCAGATTTTTGCACTTGATTAGTTGCAACGTAGCCATACGATTTAGCCATTGTTTGTACCAACTTGCCAATTTCCGCTGGTTTTAATATCTCAGCTAAAAAAGCATGTTCTTTCATGAATTTTAAAGTATCAGATAGAACACTAGGAATATCAGAACCAACTGCATCTAGTAAACCATCTAACATACCAGAGAATTTTAAAGCAATTTCTTCTGTAGATTCATCTGGCTGTTCTGTAAAAACAAATTTAGATAAATCTTCTATGGTTGCAGAACGACTATTATTCTGTTGAATGGACGATGTTTGCGCGGACGCTTCGGCATCATCTGGCGGCGATGTTTCCGCAATTTCATTTGAGATATCGCCGAGGATACTAGAGATTGAATTATCAGATAGTATGGAGTTAGTTTGCATAACAGAGGCAAGTTCTTTAAGAGGTGAATTACTACTGACTTCGTCGTGTATTGTAGTCGGCTGTTCTTCATCTGTAGATACTGGTTTAGTTTTTGCCACTCCGATTCCAAGTTTAAATGGTTTAGGTTTTGCGTTTGTATTAATACATTGCTGCACGGTTTTAACTGGTTCAGTAGGTCGTCTGTTTTTGAGTATAAAGCTAGTTTCTGTGACTGCTTGTTTAATTCCAGTTTCATTTGATAAACCTTTTGAGTTTTTTAACGTATCTAAGATTGACATGATTAAATTCCTTATTCTGGATTAGTTAAGAAATCTAAAACATCATTGATTTCTTCTGATTTTTTCTTGGCTGCGCGAGCACGTTCTTTAGATTTAATTAAAGTAATAACACATTTGATTTCAGATTCTATTACAATGGATTGTGTTAAAACGTAAAAGCGATTTAATGGTTTATTAAGTTTGATAATTTGAGCACGAAAACGGGATAGCTCAACTCGCATACGCTGGATAAACATTTGCGCGGATTCATACGTACCATTATGTGGTATAATATAAGGGGAATCGAAGGGTGCTGTTTTTATGAATTCGATTAGAGTTTCTTTGGCTGATTTATTCGGGACTAATTCTTTTGTCGTTGTTTCGAGAATATCATCGGCGAAATCGAAATCGGAATCGGTGAAAGAAAGAGAGTCCATAGATAAATCTGGTACTATTTTTTCATCATCAATAATGATTGTGTCTGGACGAGATAATATATTTAATTTAGGTTTTGTTTCATCAGTCATAATTTAGTATCCTTGTGAAGAATCAGTATAGCACAGGGTTGGTCATTTGTCAAGCTTTTTTTAATGTTTATTCGGTTAATTGTTTTACAGCTAAATTAAGTTCTTTTTGTAGTTGGATAAGTTCATCGTTTATATCTGGAATACAAGAGCTTTCATCTTTTTCTAATAACGTAGTTAAAAATGCAAGACGTACACAGGCTTTATATATGAATACAGCTAGAATTGGTGCATAGTTATCTATAGTTTCTTGTGTGTTTTTTGTATCAGTCATTTTTCTTGCTCCAGTTTGTTTATATAATAATTAACAGCTGTATTATATTTATGAGTTAAACCTAAATTTATATTTTCTTGCTGTGGTAAATCCCAAAAAGATATAAATTTAGAATCATCTTTTTTAAACATGTTTTTTAGTTTAATAATAGCTTCGCCACAAGTGTAACAATAGATAGTGAAATTTTGTTTTTCAAAACTAATCCCTGTAGGTTTTTCGCATAAACTACATTTGATTATATGATGATTATTACTCATAGTTTAATTCCATGTAATCATGTATTGCATCTTCTGAGGGTTCATTCAGTTTAGACGCGCCACAATAAGGACAGCATTCAATATTGGATTTATATAAAGTAGTACCCAGTTTTATACAGTTATGTGACCAGTTGCCTTCTTGACCTAAAGTATTTAAAATATCGTATCGTTCTTCCCAAGTCCACGGGCGATACTTTAAAAATTTAACTCGCCATAACGGAAAATAGATAATGTTGTTTTTAATATTTGTTTGGTCATACGTATACATAGTTATAAACTCAGTAAACCCATTAAAATAATAAATCCCACAATCCCTAGTGATAGCCAAAATTCCACCAATACTACAAACAGAGCTATTGATAACTGAATGAATTCTTTCATAGAATAATAGATATTTGCAATATGGCGCATTTTGATTTTACTCCCTATTAATGTTTAATGTTTAAAGAATACTGATTTAAAACCAGATTCTAGTTTGTAAATAACTGCATCATCTGTACTTGATAATTTGCGGAATACTTCCATTATGTATTGCACAGAATTTGAAGCATCTATGGTTGAGGAATGGCGTTGAATTTCATACACAGGCTTTAGAGGGTCAACATCTGCGGAGGGTTTTAAACCTTTGGGCTTCTCATTTTCGCGTAATGATTTCAATTGGTTCAATCTTATCATTGCACATTGTTGGTAGTGCGAATGGTTGCGAAATGATGTTTCTGTTTTTATGTTTAACATTGTAGTAGTTCCTTTTTGGTTGGTTGTTGTTATAAATTTAATGCGATTCTTATTTTTATAAAATCTAACATTTGTGCTTTTGTGTAATGTAGTTTGTTATCATTTAAAGGTGCTCCGATACTGTATAAAATATTATACACATCATCATGGCCTTTAGCGTATAGTTTTATTTGTTCTTTTAAATCTTCTATCTCTAATTGTTGCTTAGTTATCAGTTCATTTTCATTCATTTTTATAGTTCCTTATCTGCGGTTGTAATAAAATCAAAATCGTTTATCAGGGTGGGTATTATTGCCAAATTAGTCAGGAGTAAAGCGTAACCATTCGGCAGATTTTCACTTTTAGAACGCAGAACGTTATCCGTCCTACGGACATGGTAAATTGCGTAAAGGTTCTTAATTCTAAACTCTCAGGGCTTTGCAGCCCTTCTAGTTTAAACAAATCAAAACCCAAATATTTGAAATCTACGTTTCGCATTGCTTTGTTTCGCTCACGCTCCACGGCGCAAAACTCAACCCTAGCTAATCTCCGTCGGTTCTGCCAAATTCGGCATTATAGTATCTTGCTTACCTGATAGTTTAATAAACTGCTCTGCTTTCTCTGCAATAGTTTTGCCTTTTAGCAATTGGCGGTTGATAGCTTGTGTAATTCCGCGCTGATTAGTCAGTAGGATAACTCTTTCTTTCGCTCTAGTTGTAACTGTGTATAACCATTCGCGTGTAAGCATTATTAAATTAGCGGAATGAACTAATATAACAACAGTTGGATATTCTGAGCCTTGTGACTTATGACCAGTCATTGCGTATGAGTGAATAATCTTCTGAAATGAACCCGCACTTTCAAAGTAAACAGGTTCATCTACATTTTGAAACTTAACCCGCATTGAGTGCGAGGCCTGCCGTTCGGATTCCTCAACTTCATCTTTTACATTTTCCTGCGAGTCTATCTCGTCTTTCAAATTGGATAAGTCTATAATCGCATCTGATTTTAAACCAGCTAACATTTGTTCTGCTATGGCTTCGCCTTTGAATCGTTTGTTAGGTGCGATTTCCTCAATCACGCCTATCATTCCATTAGTTAAACCTTTCTCACGGTCGTTAGCTGTCAACATAACCTTGTCGCCGATTGCGAAAGTATGATGGTGATAACCCGCTGTAATAACTACAGGTGGATTAATCGGAATACCTTCAATTTCGCGCGTAGGATTGAAATATCTAACTAACTTTTCATTAAAAGCAACTTGGCCTAGTGTATCTTTATTTTGTGGAACTATGAAAGCATCTTCTAATGGATTGAATAATCCTTTTTTATGTAACGTCTGGATAACCGCGCAGGATTTCGTAAAGGCGGAAAAGGCGGAATCGGGCAAATCCATAATCACGAATTTCTTATCATCTTTCACAGGTCTACGGCCTTTTATAATTCTATCTGCATTGGCTATTATAGGATTGTCCGCAGCTTGGCGGTGAATCGTATCTAGTACGAAAGTCGGCCATTTAGTTATTGCGAAGCCTAGAACAGAGCGACCTGTAACTGGTGGCAACTGGTTTAAATCCCCGATTAATATAAATCTACAATTATCAGGACAAGCTGCGATAAGTTCATTCCATAGATAAATAGGTACACTACCAGCTTCATCTACTATTACAAGTTTCAAGTTTAATTTGTTATGCTTCGTAAATTGAGGACGGAAAACCTTAACTTGGCGCATTTCCTTAGTTTCTGGGTCTAGTTTATCTATGTACTCAGGCGCATATCCCAGCGTGCTATGTATAGTATTGCAAAGTTCGTGATATTCAGTAGGTAATGCACGTTTAATTTGCTGAACTGCTTTACCCATAAACGATACAAAAGCCACAGATATATTTAAATCTTTTGTATCTGTTCGGTGATTTTCCAATCGGTTTTGGTTTAAATCTATCGTTGGGATAGTCGGTAAAATCCTGTTTAATATTTCCTTAACAACTGTTGTTTTACCCACGCCAGCCTGACCGATTAGACAACCGTATTTTTGAAACTCTAAACCCTCTACAGCTTTTAACTGAGAATCATCTAATATAATACTAGAATCGGTTAAATTAGAGGGTAAGTTTAAATCAATTAAACCCTCTAATTCTTCTCGATGTTCTTTGCCGAATTCGTAACTCTTAGCCTGCTGCTTTTCTATATCTCGCTCAGCTTGTTCGGCTTTACGTTTGGTAATACCTGAGCCGCGAATTGTGGAATTAACCACGGATTTTATAAGTGGCTTGTGTTTCGTTTTACTGGATTTATTTAATAAATCTTTCAGTGATTGTTTACTCATAGTTTAGCCTCTTCTTTTAAATCATATAATAGTTTGTTAATTTGTTCACCTGTGAAATGTTTAACAGGTTTCTGTTTTGTTGCTAAAGCTAATAAAAACTCTATTACGTCAATTACTTCGTCTAGTGTATTGTCGTCCATTGTTATTTATTCCTTTTTAATTAATTACAATGTACCCAAATATATCAAAGTATAAAATAATACACACCATAATATAATGCTTAAAATGTTTAATACTTTACATAGTGTATTATCGTCCATTGTTTCAATCCTTATCTTTATTTATATTAATATTTAACTTAAGTTTAAAACCTTGCTTCGGTGCTTTAAATCTGTTTAAGGGTTCACCTGTAATACAATCTAAACCTTGCTGATTAGCATCGAATAATCTCGAATTTCCGCGCCCTTTGAAATCTTTCAACAAATCATCGTTTTCCGTTTCCTTATCCCAGAAGCCCTTCAAATCATATAATATAGACTCTTTGTTATTCTGATTTCTGATTGACGGCTGTTTATGAAAATTCGACAACCCGCTAAACCTAGCTTTAATTTCTGCAATTGTTCCCGAATGCAAATTTTCATTCTTTAACTTAACTGCATAGCCTTCTTGTTTCTTATGCTTAACTCTTTTAAAGTGCGTAGTAAATAATAACTTAATCGCGGTCTTTAATTCTTCTGTAAACAGTTTTAGACTTGTACTATCTTCTGTAACTTCGTGCAGGAATGAGAATGAAAACTTAACTAGACTAGCGACTTTCTCCGGATTCGCTAAACCTAAAAATCGCCGCAACAACTCGTTGCATTCAGTTATATCTAATTCATCGTGATATAAGTTTAAATTTCTATTCGCTATTATTTTATCTTGCAAGTTAAAATATCTCACAGATATATTAGCCGGTATATCATTACTAAAGAAATCCTCGGGCTTATCTTGTTGTGGAAAGTCACTAAGGAAATCTGTTAAATTCTTATCTTCTGTACTTTCCTTGCCAGCTTGTGACATTGGCGGTTTTGTATTTAAATTGGATTTCTTAACAATATCAGCATGGAATAAATAACTAGCTGCATAGATGAAAAATCCCTGTGGGTCGAAGTACATCAACTTATTCAGCGTTTTCGGTTCCGAGTGCAACCATAGTGGGTTGTACTTCGCGCAAGCATCCAGCCTTAACAATTCCAATGCTTCCTCTTTCCCATGTACTGCAATCAATAACTTTAACTTATCAATATCTACTTTGTTCAACTCCGCACCTGTTTTATTACAATACTGAATCATCAAAGGTGCAAAATCTTTGTCATTTGCCGTTAACAATAAATTCAAATCTATTTTACTAGTCTCTCTTTCTATCTTATTTTCTACTGCATTTAAATTAACACTAATTAATCTATCTAGTGCTTTTTCAAATATCTTTTTATTGTGTAAAATCTCATTCTTTTTGTATCTTTTTCTGTTTGTTTTATTCTCTATTTGTTCTGTAAATTCTATCATTACTTATTTATCCTTTTAATTAAATTTAATATTCTAATCCTCACGAATTGCTATTTATAATTTAATCTTAGTTGTTATTACTTATAAATCAATTTTTATTTTCTAACCCTACGAGGGTATCATATCCTTTAATCCTTGTCAAGTCCTTTCTTCATATTTATTCTTGAGGGCTTTCCCCGCTTCTATTCCTTATATATAGGGCTTTAAAAAACTATTCTCTTACAACATTTCATAAACCATAACATAACAACATTTCCTTTCCACATTTCATAACCCATACCATTACGGATTACACCACTTTATGACCTGCACACGCAAAACCCTAATTGACCCCTATTTTCAAAACTCCCTATAACTTTTATTCACCCCTTAATCTATATCTAGTTATCCCTATAGTTATCTACCCAGTTATCACCAGTACTTCTATCCCTCCCCTTATGATTATTAAATTTTAGCAGGGGTCTATATACTATGTTATGTTATACCTTATGAAATCTCCTTTATGCCTTTCACTTATCTATTTTATCTATTCTACCTGTACTATCTACTCTATCTATTCTATCTGCACTAACTAATAATACGTCTAAGGGGACTTTTTTTAATAACCTCTTATCTAAATATACCCCCCTTCTAAATTTCAATAATCATATATACCAATAACTATCCTAACTCTATCTAGTCTAGATCCTAACTGTACACACTATATCTATTCTATCTGTAGACACCAATCGCTAGGATGTTTTCAAAACTACCCCCTATTACGATTCTGCGTCTGCACCCTAGAAATCGGTGTAATCCGTAATGGTATCGTTATTGTTATGGTTATGGTTATGGTTATTAACCATGAAATGTCGTTGAAATCTAAACAATTATTTAATTATAAATTTGCATACTGATTTATCTATGTTATACTTAATAAGTAAGTTAAAAAAGTAGATACTTAATTAATCATAATCAAAAAGGAACAGCAAAATGAACGAAGCAAACACAGCAGAAGTAGCAGAAGTAGCAGAACATGAAGCACCTCAAGCACCAAATAACAGTGAAGTAACTGTGCAGGACATCGAAAAGAAGCATTTCGCACCTGAACAACTTGAAGCTGGTTCTAATTACATCAACGAAGTTATGCAAATCTGTTCTAAAGAAAACATTGAGCCGATTTTCAACTTTGACCCAGAAGGCGAATTTCCTGAAAGCTACGGTCTAGCAATTATCCCATTGCAAAAACGTATACCAGAACGTGGCAATTTAACTTACGGCATTGTAATTGCAGCTATTCCTTCAGTTGATGCACTTGCAGCCGAAGAAGCTGGGATTAACTACATCAGCAAACTAGTAACAGATGCTTTAATTCGTCAAGTTACAGTTTCAGCTAAACCAAAAGACGAAGGCGCGGCAATTTCTATTCCGTTTAAATTGGAAGAGTTCACAACGACTTCTCGCAGTTCTGGCCTAGCTGCATTCAACGCGGTTGCAACTGACTATGTTAAAGCATTAAAAACTAAGGGCTTAAAGTTCATGTCTAAAGTTTTACTTCGTCAGGTTCTAGCATCAGCGCAATTTGCTGAACAACAGTTTCCTCGTTTATCACAGGAAAATTGGCAACTAGTTTTACAGTCAATGATTCAACACGTGAAAGCTAAAGGTATGGAATCTGGTATTTTGGCTCATTGGGTTAAAACTCGTGATGAAGTAGAAATTGATGTAACAGAAATTGATCTTTCAGATTTAGACTCTATGGTCTAATAAAGATAGATTAGTTTTATCATAATGTAATAAGGCTGGGATAATAGAGTCCTAGCCTTATTTTTAATTTAATTCCTTTTGATTGTTTACTTGCTTTATCTCTCTACTATGCTATACTTATTATAAGTTAACAATCAAAAGGAATCACACCATGTACGCAGCCTTCAACACACTACAGTTAGAACTCGAACGCCTTCTATTACTACAGCAATCAATAGAATCATCAGGGCAAGCCGACGTAGAATCTCAACAACTAATACGTCTATCAATTAAAATACGCTCGCACGAAAGAGCAATTAAATTAATTAATCGTGAACATCAGCAAGTAACAAGAACAGGTGCAGTACTAATTAATTAGCTCTGTAAATTAATTATTTTGAAGGGGGGCGGTATCCCCCCTTTTTTTTAATCTCCGTGGGGGTATAAATTGTCACTCCTAAATTTTTACTAAAGATTTACAGAATTACGATTTTGACCAAAATTTAAATAATAAGAAGGATAATCCGATATGCATCAGCATCCACAAACTTTCGATAAAACGAAACATGAAATAGCCCAAAGTAAAAATAATATTGTAAGGAATCAACCCATGTTTCATAGAAAAGATTTCGAAGATAAAGATACTGTATTAGTGCTAGCGAAAACTTGGGGGGCAGCAAATCTGTTTTTCTATCAGACCGTATTGTGCAAATTTCGCAAAATGAAAATCGAATATTTAAGCAAAGGTTCACAGATTAAACCTGAAATGTGCCGAAGTAATACAATAGTAATTCAATTATCACAGGCAATTCATTCAGAAAGAAATGTTAGATTAGTAACATTGTGTAAAGAAAAGAATTTAAAAATATTAAAATATGGAATCTCAACCGGAGTCTAATTGCAAAAATGGAAACTAAACACGTAGAGAAAATTGCAAAAATGGTTATGGCAAATGTACCACAGAACCAAATTGCTGCAGCGTGTGGAGTTTCCGAAGGTCGTATAAGTCAATTAATGGAAACCAATGAATATAAAATCATTGAGCAATCTGTAGCTGTTGCGAAATTCGAAGAGAGCCAGTTGATAAATCAGGGCTGGGATTCAGTGGAAGCTCTCGGAGTTAAATCAACTATTGTTGCATTACAACATAATCCGGACCCTGAATTCGCATTAAAGGCAGCAGTCGTTGCGAATAAAGCTATAAGAAGAGGAACTTTCGAGAACAATCCAATCCCACAATCTGCCGGAGTTCGTGCAGTCATTCACCTGAATCCAGTTTTCGTAGATAAGCTTCAGCAAAACTTCGAAGTATCAGCAAAGAAAATGAATCTATTAGCAGAAAAACCTAAGGATTCAGATTTCATGCCGGCTGCCGAAGTACATAATTTATTAGGTTTAGGTAATGATGGTAAAGTTGTAGAAAATAACGTAGCGATTCCTGTAACAAGTCCTGAGATAGATGCAGATTTACCACTATTAAATGAGTTGGATTTAAACAATGGCGAGTGAATCAGTCCCAGTCCAGCTGTCAAAAGAACAGATTAAGTATGCCTTGCAGCATGATAGAGAATTCTTTATCCAATTCTTTTTGGGTTCTGAAATAGATTTACCTGTTCCAGCATTTCATCCTGAGATTTTCTCTCTCATGGTAGATGACACTTCAGACAAGTTTGCCTGTGCTGTTCCTCGTGACCACGCGAAAACTACACTGGCGAAATTGACAGCAGTTTGGTATTTCTTATATTCCGATTTCCGTTTTATCCTATACATGTCTAACACAGTTACTATCGCAGTTCCTTCTGTAAATGATATTATAAACTTTCTGGAGTGTGATAATTTTAGAGCAGTTTATGGCGAATTACAGTGGCATACTCGACAAGATGGTAAAGGTCTATACAAATTTAATATTGGTAAGAAAGTTTGCATATTAAGAGCCCACGGCGCAGGCATGCAAGTTCGCGGTATTAACATTGATAACCAAAGACCTCAGTTATTAATTTGTGATGATATAGAAGATGCAGTTAATATAGCTACACCTGAATTATTCATGAAATTAAAGCGGTGGTTCTACGGCCCATTAAAAAAGGCTATGGATAAATTCAAACATAAGATTATTCATATTGGCAATCTCGTAGAGAACAGATGTTTAATCGCAGAACATTGTCAATCTAAATATTGGTCTTCACGAATTTACGGTTGTCTATTATCTAATGGTGAATCTTTGTGGCCTGATGCTTGGCCTGTTGATAAGTTACGTAGAGATTTCATGGAATATTTAGAAGCTGGGCTGGCCGATGTATGGTTTGCGGAAATGATGAATATGCCAACGGCTGGCGGACGTGGAATTATACGTGCAGAAGAGATATTCTATGCTCCGCCGAAATTACCCGAAGAGATGGAATTCGGTTTTATCACAATTGATTTGGCAATATCAGAACAAACTTGGGCACACAAAACTGTAGTTGCTTGTCACGGGTTCTTTCCTGAAGAATCAGTTAACGGAATGTGGCAAGCTGTAGATTATGCAGGTTATCATGGAATTGACCCGATTCCACTATTCTGGGAAGTTATTAAATTCTGCAAAAAGTGGAAAATCGCAACGGTGGGAATCGAAGCTGTTGCATATCAAGCGGCATTGAAACCAGTTTTCGAACATGAATGTCTACGTAATGGCATTGTCGGAATTGAATTTGTACAGTTACAAGCTATTGGCAGAAAAGCACAACGAATTATAACTTGGGCATCTATGATTAAAGCTAAAGAATATGCATTAACTCATGGCGATTTTACAATAACCCAAGAACTTCTAACCTACCGACCAGACAAAAGAGACAACACAGACGATCATATTGATTGCTACGCATATGCACCTCAAATGATGAATAACTTTATGCACTTAATCATGCAAGAATATACCGTCAACACACACAATGAAATTTCAGGCTCTTATTCGATTTGTGAAATTTAACTTTTAGAGGAATTACAAATGCCAGTTAATTTAGGAAGTAAAAAGAGATTTAAACTTGATATTGATTTAACTATCTCAGAGAAAAACCACACAGAATTGGTTAAACATCTGGTAGATAAGTTAGAATTCAGCAAACAGATGCGCGATTCGCAAGCTGACAAGTTTGAAACTATAGACAGAAAAGTTTATGGTTATTTAGTATTAGATGATGATGATGAAAAACGCGAAAGAGATAACCAAAAAGGCTACGGTGTTAAACCTACCGACACTGTGCTGCCCTTGACACAAGTACAAATTGACGATGCGATTACTTTCTTGATAGAAGTTCTCGGCGTTGATAATGACATGTACGGCGCTATTGCACCCAAAGATAAACAGCACGTAGCAGTTGGATTTGCATCAGTAATGAATGAACATGCTTCTAAATTTTCACACATTATTCAACTAAATAAATTCTTATTAGATGCTTTTAAATATAACTTCGCTGGAATGATTCCAGAATGGGAGCAGGTTTATGGAAACAAGATTAAGTCAGGAATTGGTACAGGAGTCGAAACAGACTATGGAATTGTCTATGAAGGGAATAAACTTACTACGATTGACCCTTATAATTTCTTTTATGACGTTTCAGTCAATCCTACAGTGCTGCAAAATGAAGGTGAGTTTTTCGCAACCTGTGATGTTTACTCAGAGTTCAAAGTCCGCAAAATGGAAGCAGACAACAAGATTTTTGGGTTAGCTAATTTCATTGATAATAAAGATTTTAAAATTAAGTACTATCGCGAAAAACCAATCATCCGCGCAGACCGAAACTCCAATAATTCAACATCATGGCTTTCAATGCTATCAGCTGGTGAAAGTAAGACTTCTTCAAAAGGTGTTGAATTAACTAAGTTCTACATCTGGTTATCACCTAAGGAATTTGGCTTAGGTACAGAAACTACACAGAATATATATCGCGTTATATTAGCCAATGGCGAATACGTAGTACGCTTGCAGAAAATGAATAACGCACATGGTTTATTACCTATCGGTATTACAATGCCTTGGGAAGATGGATTTAAAGAAGAAACTAAATCTTATGCTGAGATTTTATTACCATTGCAAACTTTCGCAAGTGCTCAAATGAATGTACATCAGAAAGCTAATCGCAGGGCGCTTTATGGGAATACGTTCTACAATAAAAACGTGATGAATCTTGATGATAATTATGATCCTATTGCGGCGAAAATCCCGGTTAACGTTCCGCCAGATTTTGACTTACGCAAAGCTCTTGTACAAACAAATGACGCTCCGGATACAGCTAATACAATGCGAGATATTGGACAAGCTATCGAACTCATGCAGCAGATTTTACCCACTGATATTTTAAAACAAGTAGCTGGTTTAGAACGAGCTACACAATATCAAGCTGCATCAACTGTACAGGGTGCAAATCGTAGAAACTTAAAGATTGCTAAGATTATAAATGGCCAAGGTTTCACGCCCATCAAGCAAATGCAGATGTATAATATTTTACAGTATCAGAAATCAATGGAGATTCTAACTCCTGAAGGAGACTTAACTGAAGTTAATGTGAATGATTTCCGCGATACCAAGATTGAATTTGCAATTAGTGAAGGTTTAAAAGGTATAGATAAACTATCTATGATTATTAATATCAAAGAAGTTTTGAATTCTATACTGCAATCTCAACAAGCTAATCAGCAAATTAATGTAGTAGAGATTATTAACTACTGGACTTCGATGCTAGGAGATAAAACGGATTTCAGTCAGTTCAAGTTTAAATCTGAGATAGATAAACTTCCTCCTGAGTTGAAAGATTTAGCATTCCAGTTATTGCAGCAAGCTCAAGCAGCCCAAGAAGGAGGAGAAGGTGGTGCAGGCACAGCAGCGCCAACGGGTATTCCAGCAGTTTAATTTACTAGGAGTATAACAAAATGACATTAGGTGAAAAGCAAGAACTGTTCATGCGATTGCTACCTCAGTTGTTAGATAAAGCACATGAGCTAGGTTATGAAATTCGCGGTGGTGATTTATTCCGTGATAGAAGAGTTCACGGGGATTTAGGTGAACGACGAGGTTATGGACACAGAAACTCCGCACACAAGTTAAAACTCGCAATAGATTTAAACCTGTTTTTACAAGGTGCGTTTCTGCAAAAGACTTCTGACCATCAAATACTAGGTATGTGGTGGGAAAATCAGCATGAGTTGTGCAGATGGGGTGGACGTTTCAACGATGGTAATCATTATTCATTAGAACATAACGGAAACAAATAGGAGATTTAATCATGTGGCAATCAATATTAAAAACTGTAGCTCCAATTCTAGGAACAGCAATTGGCGGACCGTTTGGTGGAATGGCTACTGATTTTCTACTCGATGCGTTTGGCGACGACGACGAAGTTAATTCAGAAGAAGAATTGCAAGCGAAGATTCTCAAAGCTAATCCAGAAACTTTATTAAAACTCAAGCAACTCAATGCTGATTTTGAAGTCAAGATGAAAGAGCTTGGCCTCAAAGAGAAAGACCTAGCTGCGCAAGATAGAGCTGATGCTCGCGCAATGGGTATCAAAACTACTCTATTACCACAGATGATAATCTCTACTATCTTTGTCCTAGCATTTTCAGTAATCCTGTACACTGTATTTACTGAATCAATCGAAATGTCGGATACGCAAAAAACCATGACTACTTATCTACTGGGCATTTTGTCTGCCGGAATGATTCAAGTTATGAATTTCTGGTTCGGTTCTTCATCAGGTTCAAAAGAAAAAGATACACCAAAACTATAGTACATAAGAAGAAAAAAGATTTGACAAGGGCTGCGAGAAAGATAGGCTAACGTGCCGAGGCGGTGGATGGAGCGAAGCGATAATCCTCCACCGATAGCACTGCCGTTATCTTTTGAAGCTCGGGCCCCTTGTCACAAACTTATTTATGAGAGGTTTAAAATGATTACTATGAGTTTTGCTTTGTTATCTGAAGCAGAGAAACTACAATATTTTGAAGTTGCCACAAATTCTATTTTACAAAAACTTATTAATGACGAGATTAAAAATTTGGAGGAGCAAATATTGCAATTAGATAAAAGAGAGTCAGAATCTGATGGTGATTTTCGCAGAAGATTTGATTTATTAAGTGTAAATCGCAAGTTATTAATAGATTTTTACGAAATAAATCAGCAAACAATAACTGAAATACAAAATTTACAACATACTTGAGGATATAATCATGCTTGGATTTATGAATAAACAAAATAACGATAGCAATAACCAGAATCAGAACCAAAATCAGAATAATAACCAAAATAACCAGAATCAAAATCAAAATTCTTCTGATAACAATAACGATAACAATAACAATAATGATAATGATAACAACAACAATAACCAAAACAATAACATGGACAATAACACGTCTATTTGGGATAATAATGCTAATGATTCAGAAAACAACAATCAACAACAGCAACAACAAAACAATCAAAATGCTGAAACACGTACGCCAAATGAAATTTTCAACGAACATGTTGCAGGTTTAGATTTAACTTCTGGAATTGATTTAACCCAGTTACAAGAAGATGCACAAAACGGTAATACAGATTCATTAAATAAAGCTTTTGAAACTGTAGCATCAAATGTTTACAAAGCTTCTCTACAACAAATGAATACTTTAGTTGATAATAAAATAACTACTGCTATTGATAAAGCTGTATCTGAATCTACTTCTGTAATGAATGAATCTACAGCAGTTAAAGAAATGCAAGCTGCTCTACCATTCACTTCAGATAAAAATATAGCTCCTGTTGCTGAAGCAGCATTGAAACAAAT